TAGAGGAAGTAAAAGTAGAGGAAGTAAAAGTAGAGGAAGTAAAAGTAGAGGAAGTAAAAGTAGAGGAAGTAAAAGTAGAGGAAGTAAAAGTAGAGGAAGTAAAAGTAGAGGAAGTAAAAGTAGAGGAAGTAAAAGTAGAGGAAGTAAAAGTAGAGGAAGTAAAAGTAGAGGAAGTAAAAGTAGAGGAAGTAAAAGTAGAGGAGATAGAGGAAGTAAAAGAACAAGATGATGGGGAACAGGATAATAAATCAGATAAACTATATGAATCTGAAATAATTGAGAATGAAATATCTAATATATTAGATAATTCAATAAATATATTAGAAAATCGTGAATCAGATGAACAAAATAGGATAATATATCCAGAATGATGTATTACATCTAATCAAAAATTAGTTTCATATGTGTAAGTTTTACTTCAAATAGGAGTAGTGCGAACCAAAGGCTTATTAACAATAAAAGCCAGTCTTGTCTTCCCAAAGCAGTCATTGTCACCGCATTCACCAATGTCGTTAAATAATTCCAATAACCTTTCAGTATGTAATTTAACCGCAGCGTCTCCATACATTCCCATAACATCTGCATGATAATAATGTAAATTATCATTACTTCGCCAAGTAATAACAACATCTATTCGATTAATGTTAAACCTAATTGGACAGTTATTAATTTTACGAAACACTTGTTGACGAATTTGGTTCGCAATATCATTCGTAGTCGGTTCATTAATAATAACATTCAATATGTGACTAACATTCCCACCTCCAAGAATATGTGCGTTGATGTCATTGTGAGAGCGGATCATTGACGCGTCGTCGGAATTATCTGATTTAGATATGTCTGTCATTATGTATATATGTATGCCATTATTTTATATAGTTTGAATCAATTTTTTGTTTATTCCAAAAAACTATATCGAGAAATAATAAATAAATTTCAGAAGTTGTAATATCTTAATTTTAAATTATTTAATATTATATATTTTAAAATTGAAATAAATAAATCATGTTAATTAGTTGTATATAATACAATGGAACGCAGACTACATAAGAAGATTGATTCGTATATTCGAACATTTAAGACAGATTTATGTGAACAAATACAAGAGAATCCTTTATTTAATGAACATAAAGAAGAACAGATGAAAATGATTAATTTTATATATGAATATGATAATTTTGAATTAAATAAAGAAGATTTTATGAAGAGAAAGAGAGTAAAGAGCACAATTCCAGCATATGAAAGGTGTTGTGCCAAAAGAGCAAGTGGAGAACAATGCACTAGACGAAAGCGAGACGATTGTCAGTTTTGTGGAACTCATATTAAAGGGACACCACATGGTATTATTACTGATAATGAACCAGCTAATAATACTACAAAAATTGAAGTTAGTGCCATTGATATTAAAGGCATTGTTTATTATTTAGATAATGATAATAATGTGTATGATACAGAAGATGTAATTGCTAATAAAAATAACCCAAGAATAATTGCTAAGTATGAGAAACATGGAGATACATATTCGATTCCAGAGTTTAACCTTTAAAAAATGATTTAATATTATATTTTGAAGATCTACCCTCTGATGATTCAAATAGTGAATTTGAAATTATCAAAGATAAAAAATAAATTATATATTTATTATATAATCATTATGAAAAAAAATAACTATTTTAATCATTTAGGAGTAATCTTGTTAATCGTGTTAATTGTTACTATATATTTATTATATATACATCACTATAAATCTCCAGCAATTGATATAGAGCCTTCGTTATTATTTCATATTCTACAACCAGGTAGATATACAGGTGTATCTAATTATAGTGGAACCGAGATATATAAAAATGGACTTGTATGTAAGCATTCAGTTACTATTAATAAAACAGTAAATAATGATATTGATGTAGTTAATAATGTTACCGCGTATGACAAAATAACCAATAAATTAGAATATGAAGGTGTTCGTAAAGTAAGTTTTAGATATAAACCTAATCATAATAATAATTTATTTAAAATATCACAATCATACATTAATGATAAATTAGTAAGTAGTTCATATGGATATGCTACTGGAAAAACAGACAATAGTATATCATTTAATTTATCTGGTTCATGGCATATATCTAATAAAGATTATACAAATATGTATAATACTATTACTAGAACTGATAATAATACAATTGATACTAAATTTACACATTTATCATTTATTGGATTAAATGAAATGGTAATGGATGAAAAATATACTATGATGTAATTGAAAAACATATACATATTTATGTAAATAATTATATGTTTTTTTTATAAAAATTTAATACTTTAAAACCCTTTTCTAATTGTAAATGATTATACAATACGGGTAACCAAGTTACATCATCTTTTGGAATAATAGTGTAAAAAGGACCTATTATATAATTTGATAATTTTGGATAAAAACTATTTTGTTTATTAAATGGACTATTTTTATTTGGAGAGTTGAATATATTTGTATATCTAATATTTATTAAACAATGAGTTTTTTCATTTATAAGATTGTATGTTCCATTACTTTCTCCTAATTTAATATTATTTTCAAAAGTGTTATTTGTAAATGTATTATTGTCATTATATTTGATGATATAATGACGATTACTATTATGCTGTGACAGATATTTAGCATAATATTCTTTAAATATAACTTTAATTTGATTTCTAGTACATGGTATTAAATTCATATTATCCTATTTATATTTATATCATGTTTTATTTTGATCAATTCGACTTGGAATAATAATAATGATATAGTTTTTACAAATAATAAACTTAAAAAAAAGAACTTATTAACAATTATAAATGAATAATAATCAATTAGAACATATTAAAGTTTTTTTAAATAAATGTAAAATAGTCTGTTCAGAATTATCTGATCTAAATGGAATTACAATTCCAAGAGAGATATTTTTAGATAAAGAATTGTATTTATCTGTTAAAGAGGAAATTCCAATACTTAAACAAATATTTACATCTTCGGCATTAACTGGATTACAATCTAACGCAGAAGAAAATCAGAAATGGCCATTATTAAATTTAGTTAGACAAGTATTAAGATCGTGTAATTATAAAATGACACCTAAACGAATTAGTGCTGGTTATACAAAAGATGGGAAAAAAATTTATAAACGGATGTTCATCATAGAAAGATTAAAATCTACTTCTCATACTAATTCTATAGTTGTTAATGATTCTGAAGAACCATCTCCATCTCCATCGCCAGCACCATCATCTTCAGATGGTAATTCTACAACTTTGGGAGATTCTTGATCAAATGTAATTTTATCAGGATCAACATCATTGAATTGAACTTTATTTTTTAAATACGCACTATAAAAAACATTTTTCTTAGTATTTACAGTTGAATAAACATCTGATACTTTGAGTCCCATAAATAATAGATTTGTCAAATATACAGTAGCTGTTTTACTATCCAAATAGTTACTATAGACAACAATTGAACTTAATACCGCATTTATCAAAAATGATACTGTTGATACATATCCAATCTTTTGGTAATAATTATCAAATTGTAAAATATTATCCTTCTTAACTGTAGAGAGTTTTTCTAATGCTTCGCCCACAGAATCATTATCTAAAGGTGTGAATCGATTGACTTCTAAATAATTAATTAATTTATTTTCTCTCTTTACTTCTACAAAATATAGGAATAGGAATGTTAACATAGTCACTGCGTTGAATGAAATCGCAACTTGTGACATTGTATCGCCACGATTGATATTTTGATCCATAGAACAAATAGTATCTTCACATTTTTGAGGAACAAAAACAACTAAAAATGCTCCCATTAATACTCTGTAAATCTCTAATACTAATGTAGATACAACATTCATTTTTTGTTTAAAATCTTGATCATTTTGTTTTTCTTTAATCATATCCATAATAGAGGATCTCTTTTCTTTAATCTTAACAGATTCAATTTCTATTGTCTCAATAACATCATCATTTGTTTGTAAAGTAGGGGCGGTTTCGTCAGAAGACATTATAAACTATAAAAATATTATATTGTATTATTTATCATTTATAAACAATAAAATATCATGTATAATAAACGATTTTACATGATAAATTCAATTTAAATCTTCCAAATTCGGATAGTATTATCAGCACCCGCACCCCCAGAATACAATCTGTTCTCACGAATAGTGAGACACATCACAAAACCATTATGCCCTCTCAAATTAGCTATTTCTGCGTAAGTTTCTGTGTTCCAAATGCGGATAGTTTTACCAACACCCCCAGAATACAATTTGTTCTCATGAAGAGCAATACAAATCACAGGATGAGTATCTTTCAAAGTCGCTATTTCTTCGTAAGTTTCTGTGTTTGTTCCAGCCCAAATCTTAATAGTTTTATCATTACTTCCAGAATACAATTTGTTTCCAAAAGCAGCTAGGCAATACACCCAATTAGTATGCCCTCTCAAAGTCGCGACTAACTTGTGAGTTTCTGTGTTCCAAACCCGGACAGTACAATCCAAACTCCCAGAATATAATTTGTTTTTAAGAATAGTGAGACAAGTCACACCGTGATGATGCCCTCTCAAACTCGATATTTCTTCGTAAGTTTCTGTGTTCCAAATGCGGATAGTGTTATCGTCACTCCCAGAATACAATTTGTTATCGTGAATAATAAGACTAGACACATTATTAGTATGCCCTCTCATAGTCGCTATTTCTTCGTAAGTTTCTGTGTCCCAAATACGGATAGTCTTATCATTACTTGCAGAATATAATTTGTTTTTAAGAATAGTGAGACATTTCACCATATCAGTATGCCCTTCCAAAGTCGCGACTAACTCGTGAGTTTCTGTGTTCCAAATCTTAATAGTATTATCCCAACTCCCAGAATACAATTTGTTTTTAAGAATAGTGAGACATTTCACAGTATCAGTATGCCCTCTCAAATTCGCTAGTTCTGTGTATAGTGGAGTTTTAAGAAACTCTCCAAACATACATTTAATATGGTCAGGAATAGTAAATATATCTAATTTTACTTGAGTTTTCTTACCGAGTTTCCACTTTTCTATGTTTTTAATATCTCTTTCCTTAGCAATACGAGCCAACCATATACACAGTTGGTTTCGTTCTTCAGCATGGTTCTTCATTTTGCAAATCATTGTTGTGTTGTTGTAATTGATATAAAAAAATACAATTGAATCAATTTTATTTTATAAAGTATTATTTTTAATGCTTTTTATGTTGTTTTAATTTAAACCTTCCAAATGCGTATAGTTTTATCGTAACTCCCAGAATACAATTTGTTCTCGTGAAGAGTGAGACAACGCACAACATCAGTATGCCCCCTCAAAATGGCTATTTCTTCGTGAGTTTCTGTGTTCCAAATGCGGATAGTATTATCACAACTCCCAGAATACAATTTGTTCTCGTGAAGAGTGAGACAACGCACAATATTAGTATGTCCTCTCAAAATGCATATTTCTTCGTGAGTTTCTGTATTCCAAATGCGGATAGTATTATCACAACTCCCAGAATACAATTTGTTTTCGTGAATAGTGAGACAAGATACAGCATAAGTATGCCCTCTCAAAGTGGCTATTTCTTCGCAAGTTTCTGTGTTCCAAATGCGGATAGTATTATTTAAACCCCCAGAATACAATTTGTTTTCATGAGAAGTGAGACAATACACACTCTTAGTATGCCCTCTCAAAATGCCTATTTCTTCGTGAGTTTCTGTGTTCCAAATGCGGATAGTATTATCGCTACTCCCAGAATACAATTTGTTTTCGTGAAGAGTGAGACACCACACACTATCAGTATGCCCTCCCAAAATGCCTATTTCTTCGTGAGTTTCTGTGTTCCAAATGCGGATAGTATTATCACAACTCCCAGAATACAATTTGTTTTCGTGAATAGTGAGACAACGCACAATATTAGTATGTCCTCTCAAAATGCATATTTCTTCGTGAGTTTCTGTGTTTGTTCCCTCTGCCCAAATGCGAATAGTATTATCACAACTCCCAGAATACAATTTGTTTTTGTGAAGGGTGAGACACATTACAGCATAAGTATGCCCTCTCAAAGTGGCTATTTCTGTATATAATGGAGTTTTCATAAAGGGTCCAAATAGTATTTTTATATGACTGGGTAGGGCGAATATAGTCATATATGTTAAGTTTTTCCAGTCCGCTCCTTGTTTCCTCTTCTCATGGTTTCTTTTGTCTGTATCCTTTTTGATAAGATACAAAGATTTGGAAAGATTGTATAGTTCTTCTATATTATTATTCATTTCGGTAGTACGAGTCATTATTGTTGTTAGTTACAAATGAACCATTTAATAAAAACATATCAATTTTATAATTTAAATTTTCAAGAGTGTAATAGTTAAATTTTAATTAATATTATTTTATTTAATAATATTAATGACATATAAATTAGTATTTTTTAATATTCCAAACGAAAAACAAATAATTGAAATTAATCTATGTATTGATAATGAAATTAGAGAAGTTTATAAATATATTAATGAACGAATTATTACAATAATGGATAGAGATATACTTAGAGAAGAGATTCAATTATATAATGTATCCACAGAAAGAGAAATAAATAGTAATTCAACAGAAAGAATTAGAGATATTTGTAATTGTTTATATTATCCATCTGTTATTGTGGATATTTTTCCAAAGGAATAATGTATTGTTTACCATTATACTAACATCTTAATTTCTGTTAAAATTACTCGCATTAAATTTGTCGGAATAACGATCCTCTTGATTATTTGCTAATTTTTTAAAAAACTGATTACTTGTAGTGGCTTTTGTACCTCTACAGAAGTTACAATTAACTTGTATATGTCTATTATCTGTTCTATTATCTGTTCTATTATCGACAATATACTGTATTATAACAGAAAGTGATGTTTCTCCTACAATCTGATTAATAATTCTAGCTCCTGAATATCCTTGTAATGGATCATTAGGATACATTGGTGTACATTCGTAGAGTCCAGCAGATTTAGCAGCATAATACTTATGATCAGGCACTTCACTAGTAAAGGGTGTTAAATTATAATCAGGACACATATTACCTGATGTAAATATTTCACATACTGGGTTAGCTAAATCTACATCATAACATACATCCCTAATATCATTATACCATGCGGGTGCTGTATGACCGCTGGGTGTATAAAAATTAATGCTCATATTTGCTGGAACTGGGAAATTTTTTCTATTAGAACTTCCATGTGATTTTATAAATAGACAAATATCATTCTGTCTACAAACTCCTCCTTTCTGATTTTTCTTGGAATGTAAATTAACCTTCTTAATAAATCTCATTTTACCACCTCGTCTGGATTTTGAATTTTTCTTGGAATGTAAATTAACTTTCTTAATTCGTCTTAATTTACCACCCCGTCTGGATTTTGAATTTTTTCTGGAATGTAAATTAACCTTCTTAATTCGTCTTAATTTACCACCCCGTCTGGATTTTGAATTTTTTCTGGACATTTGTTTTGCCATATATATATAAACTGATAAAATTAATTTAAACGAAGCCGTCGGCAGACAGAAAAAATTGAAGTGTATTTTGGTAGAATTGTGATTGGGATTCTATAGTAAAATGAGTATTGAGATGTATAATGCATTGTTGTTGGCAGTAAAGTCGGAGGTATGTTTAGGTTTATGTGAGGCGGG